TGGAAGATTAAAGACATCGTGACGAACACAGGAGAAAACAAATAATGGCAACTTTTCGTGCAGACATTACTAGGAACGTTGAGCCAGCAATGGCTAACCCTGCACTGCTAGGGCAAGCTGCTAGGGCTAAAGCAGAATCCATTAACACTCTCACAGGTTTTGCTGGAGAGTTGTACAAAGGCTATGTAGCAAGCGAGATGGCTAATATTGAAGAAGAAGCTGCTGGTCTAGGTGCTGAGTTTTTACGTACAGGTAAGTTAGCAGAAGAAGCTGCTAAACAGATTCCCGGTGTAGCAGCAGCACGAGGTACTGTATTTGGGCAATTCAACGAGGCTGCACCTCTTGAACAACAAGAAGCAGTAGGTAAACAACTAGGGGCTTTTGATAACGAGTTAAACCGACTTAAAGCTGCTGTAGAAGGCGGCATGTCTAACGAACGTTACATTTCTAGAATTGATTCAATTACTAAAACAGCAATTGCAAAGTTTCCCGGTTTAGCCAATCAGATTCGTGAACGAGTTGCTGCAGTTACTGGCATGCCCGGTGCAGATCGTTGGGCACAGATGAGCTACGTGCGGGATCGTTTTACTCCTCCTAAAGAACCTAAAGGAGGTAAAACAGAAGAAGAACTTGCTCTTGACGACATTAAACGAATGGCACCATTAGGTACGTTCGGCAGTTCAGAAGAACTTTTTAAACTGTTCAAAGAAAATAAACCTGAGTACGACCGTCGTCGTAATGCTGCAAACGAGATTTTTAATGTTAAAACAACTACAGATACCATTAAAGCTCGTGTTGAAGGTACAACTATTCAGACTGACGAAAACGTAAAAGTAGTTCAAGGTAGTCTTGGAGCTATTTTCCAAGGTAGTTTGACTACGGCTGTACTGGCACAAGACGTTAAGGAAAAAGAAAATACCTTTGCTAAAACAATAGAGCTTATGGCAGCAGGTGATCCACGCACTGTTAATGCTAGACAGTTTGAAACACTAATTCAACTACACGCTGCTCAAATGCGTTCTAACGTTGATAATGCAAAGAGAGAAGCAACCGATACTGCTCGTAGAATTATTGACGCTAATCCCGGAATGTCAGAAGCAAGAAAAAAGTCTTTATACGAAGACATTGACAAATATGCAGCAGAAGCTTTAACTCGATATGCGGATAAAGATGGGGTAGGTTTAGTTGCTATGGCATCTATTCTGCGTAACTACCGTGATAAAACTGTGCAGGAACGACAGCAGCTTCTTGATTTACACATTAAACTAGAAACTGCTACACAGAATACACCACTTGTACAACAGTTTAGGCAAGGTGGTGAAGCTCGTAAACGACTGGAACGAGAGCAACCATACTTTTATCAGTTCATGGTTAAGCAAGAAAACACCATTGCTAGACTTGCACAAGGACTCACTGGGGAAATAGATGGTGCAGCTAATTTGGCAGACATGCGCCGAGTTGTTTTACAAGCAGAGAGTAGTCCAGATGCTGTGCCTGTAGATCCCGTTTCAAATCCAGATAATATTCGGGCTTCGCATGAAGCGCTCATTGCTAAATCAAAACAACTGCTAGAGCGTGGTGGACTATCGGGCCCAGAAGTTAACGTGGCTAGTGCTGCACTAACTACGTCTATTGAATATGGTGCTAACACTAGGACGTTAGCATCGGACTACCGTAAGCTAGGGGACAAAATTCTACAGCTACCTCGTCCTGATGGAGCAGTAATTAGCTCTGCTGTAAGTAAGAGTATTCAAAATGCTGTTGGAAAAGTACAGACTGATAAAACAACTATTGAAGACAAGTTTAAAGTTAAACTAACACTAGGCTTTAACGATGCTGGTCAAATTGTTGTCTTGCCTCCTGCGCGACCTAACATTCCTTCGCAGCGCCGTGCTATGACTACAGCAGAAATGCAAGCTGCCGCTGCACCTGTTATTAATACTGCGTACACACAAGCTACTGAAGAGTTTAATAAGAAATTACGACCCATTCTTAACAACATGGTGTACGGCAGGGCAATGCTTACGACAGAAGAACCTAAGAACGTAGCTCGGGATTTTGCTGGCATTATTAATAACAACCAACCATACGCAGGTTTCTTTAGTATGGCTGGTCAAGAAGTTAGCGCACCTACAGCACCTGCAGCCCCTGCTGCTGCAACTCCTGCTGCTCCCGCTGCATCGGCTGCTACACCTGCTGCATCTGCTCCCGAGCCGGGAGTCAAAGCAACAATGGCAGACATTGCAGCATACGCTGCTTCCAAAAAGATTAAGGTAAGTGAAGCTGAAAAACTACTACGCGCTCAGGGCGTAATTATCGAAGACTAATATGGATATTTTAGAAGACTTTAAAAACTTTCTTACAGGTAGACGTGCCAATCCTGAAGTGTCTGGAAAAGTTCAGGAGGCACAACCTGCCCAAGTAGACAAGTATACTGATGTTGTACACTTTATTGAAAGTAAACGTGGTAAAGTAATGGAGGCTAAGACCTCTACAGCCAAAGGACACTTTCAGTTTATTGATAAAACGTGGGAAGACTACGTTACTAAGAACAAATTAGACTACAAGCTTGAAGATAGGTACGACTACGAGAAGTCTAAGAAAGTGTTTGATTTGTTTACACAAGACAACGTAAAGGCATTGCGTAAAGGACTGGGGCGTGACCCATCAGATACTGAGAAGTACATGGCCCACAAACTAGGGCCGGGTGCAGCAGTTAAGTTTATGAAGTCTACACCCAATACATCAGTAGATGCTATTGTAGGCAAGAGAGAACTTGCAGCAAATAAAAACGTATTCTATACGAAAGACGGTAAACCTAAAAAAGTTAGGGATGTGTACTCGTATTTTGATGATTTCTTTATGAAAGAAAACCTATAAAAAAAGCCCCGTAAGGGGCTTCTTCTTTATGCTTGTCGCACAATGTCGTAGCCGAAACTACGAATCAGATACATCGGTAGGTGTTCGCCACTCTTTAAAGACGCTTTCTTCCTCATGAACTTCCGCAGTGCTGAACGTGCGCTGTTGTAGTCCTTGAACAAGATTTTCAAAGAGTTTGGCAGACTGCCCTTGACATTTTTGAGCTTGTACATTTTGTTTCCTTTCTTCTCGTGCAATTAGATACTGAACATTGTGTAGTGCCTTATACAGGTCTTCTAGTGGCTTACCTTTATCTTTCCAGCGCATTAGATACTTAACTGCGCTAGCCTCCCAACCATTCATGTCGTACGCTTCCCAGACTTCCCACGGCTGGATCTTACGATCTTTGTAGTGGTTACCCCCGTACTGCACTGACATAACTTCTTCATACTTCATTAGGTGGTTCCTTCTTCAGTAGTGCTGGAATCTTCTTCTCCTTCTCTAGCCGTGCAATCTCTTTGGTGAGTAAGGAGATTAGTCCTTCTTGCAGCAGAAGCTGCACCATGCGCTCATCCATCTCCTTGAGCAGCACATCTGCGGACCCATCCTCATGCTCTGCAATTACTTCTACAATCATTGTTGTGTCTCCACAAAACTATGGCACAGTTGATGCACTTTACCATCACCAGTTTTGAATTTCAACACAACCTCAATTGTGTTATCAAATTTATAAACACTGAGGGCTAGATGCTTACGCAAAGCTGTCATCATTCGATATGTTTCACCGTTGGTCATAAGTACTCCGTATAGTCTTCTTTGCTTTCCACACTAGGTTTTTAGCATGGTTTGGGCTACACCGCAACACCGTAGCAATGTCATTATAACACATATTCTCTTCTAGTTTCAATAGAAGAGCACGTTTCTGTTTACTAGGCAACTTCTCAATGAGCAGGTGTACATGCTCTACTGCTTGCCTAGTTTCATAGATTGATTCTGGTGTATCCACAGTGATGCTCTCAAAGTCGGTTTTAAGGCTGTTAAACGGGCGTTTGGACGCTTTATTGATGGCTATGGTACACAACCATGTATAGAACTGACTATCGCCCCTAAACGTCTTCAAATACTTGAATGCAGCTACGAAGGTGTCTTGTGTCAATTCCTCTGCCAGAGCATTGTCGTTAACACGTTTCCTAAGAAACCTGTAGATGCGATCCCAATACTTGGATGTTAGCAGAGAGTAAGCTTCCTCACTCCCTGCTAGCGCCTCAGTTATTAGTAATGTGTCATCAGATTTCACAGACACCGGCTACACACGCCAACTGTTGAGCACCCTCAACGTTGTCATCGTACTCTACGAAAGATTCCCAATCAATCGTAGCTGGCATCTCTGCCTTTAGCTTCTCATAAGTAGCTGCGTCAATCTCCTCGTAAGGGGCTTGCTTGTAGCTACCACCATCCCACGGCAGGAAACTAATGCCGCTAATCTCATCGAAGTTCTTCCAGACCCAAGCACCCACTTCAGGCCAGTCAGCTTCTTTGACATACACAGTGACTGATGGCTTGTGCTCACACCAGTGACGCTGGTAGGTTAGCCATAGTTTCAGGTGTGTGAAGCTGTCTAGCTCATCACGAGTGACACAGCCTTCAGGAGCCTTCATGGGGAAGCTAAACACAGTGGTGTCGTGTGGCTTCATCACATCCGCTTCATTGGGAATGCCTTGGTCTTTGAGGAACTGCGTGATAGGGTCTTTGTTATCATTGCGTACCCGTCGAATATAAAACTCACTATGACGAGCATGAATGCCAGAGGCGCTATCAACAAGCTGGCTAACAGTCCCGCTAGGCTTAACACAAGTAATCGCAGCAGACTGAGGGATACCAAGCTCATCAGCAAACTCCTTATTAGTAACGACAGACAACTCACGCATGGCATCAAGCCGTGATGACAGACCTTCGTCATTAATGTCATTCAGCAGAGGGCAGTCTAGGATACCAGTGATGGACACACCTAGCAGACGCTCTTCTTCAGTGTTCTTCTGCCACACTTTACGTAGGTACGGGAAGTCAGTCAGTGTTGACTGAAAGGTACCCAGAATAGTGGCGAGTCTGACCTTTCGCTGCAGAGCATTATCATCATCATGTTTCCGTGCAACCACCTCTGTAAGATTACAGAATTGATACGGGCGCAAGATAATTTCGGAACATGGGTTAGTACCGAACTCATAAGTGCTGTCTCGCCGTCCTCGTTTAGCAACTGTAGATTTAGCTGCTTGTCGAGAGAAGATTCCTCGCTCTCCACTGTAACTTTGATACAGTGCCAGCCACTCAGACATAAACTCTCCAACAGTGGGTTTGTCATTATAGCATGCACTGTTGTTTGCCAGTGCTCGTTGTCCTTCTCGCTCCCACCACTGTCCTGCTTTTGCATGTCGCATCCGATCATCTGACAAATCACTGAGGCTAATCATCGCTGACCGACGTACCCCACCAACAACCACGACTTCCCCAATCTTGCACATAATGTCATGGCACTCCAAGCTGGTAAGTTTCCGACCTGCCGCACCTTTAAACTTATTAGTAACAAATTCAAAGAGGCTAATGAGGGGTTGAGGGCCGCTAGCTCGACCCCCAAATACTTTAAGGCGTGCCCCTGCCGGACGGACTTTAGAGGTATCCCATTTTGGAATTTCCCCGGAATACAGTAGGGCGATAAGCTGACGTAGGGCCTTGGCCCAACCTGCCTTGCTATCAGACACAGAGATAGTAGTGTCGCTATTGAATAGCTGAGTAGGGACTTCAGGTAGTTTGTTAACATACTTGCTTTCTACAGAGAAGCCCACACCAGTGCCACACAGCAGGATGTACATAGCTTCGTCGAATGACTTCACATCGTCTACAGGCAGATAGCTGCAGTTATAACCAGCAGTGTTATCACGCTCTAGTGCGTCACCTGCAGTCATGATGGAACGCATGGAGGGCATCACTTCACAATTGAGAATTGCAGAGTGTAGTTCCGTGTGTAGTGCTGCAGGAATCTTGTAGCCGTGTTTCTTTTGTAGATGTTGTGACATGAAGTTCATGTAGCGATCCACAGTCTCGGGCCAATGCTCTCGACGATTCTTGTCGTCTAGGAATCGCGAGTAGCGGCTTTTAGCAATAAACGTTTCGTATGTACCTAGTGTCATTCTTCTAGTTCCTCTGGATTATAAAATGCAAGTTCAACGATGCCTAAGTAAATACTCACGTAGACACCGGGTGCAGGGTTCACATCAAACCCCACTGCTAGTCCTGCTAACAGTCTAATAGCCATTACCATTTACTGTACCTTTGTAAATTTCAGACGTTGCAATGGTAAACAATATGTTCTTTGTTTCGTCCGACAACATCTCGTAAAACATACCTCGGTACTTACCACTGCTAACGATGTAGTCAAAATCTTTAACTACGTGGTGTACCCAGAACTCTTCCGATTGCGTTTCATCGGTCATCTCCGCTACCTCCAATTACGTTACGCACTGCACGACTACGCAGCTTGTTAATGTTACCTACGGCAATATCTAGCATATCTATATTGTAATGCTGTCCGAGAACAGCTACAAACCACAGCACATCACCTAGCTCTTTTTTTAACGACTCTCGGTTTACTGATCCGTCGCTGTCCCGTACTGCTTTTGCTACTAGGCTTGCTACTTCCCCCGCTTCTCCTGCTAGCCCTAGGCTTAGGTACTCTCGGTTCTGTGCTGACGGCAGGGCGAACCTTGCTGCTAGTTCTTGATACTCTCGTAGATTCATTTTCTTCCTTTGTCTTTAGTTTGTGGCACTTGGTGCACAGCACCTGAAGATTACTCTGCTCACAGAACAAACGATCAATGTACAAGTCCCAAGAAACAAAACCAGTAGCAGGGTCTACTACTGGCAGTATGTGATCAACTTGTACATCCTTGGCAGTGTGCTCTTCGTTACACATGACGCACAAATAGTGCATCGCAAGCTTGCCTGTCTTCTTGTTTGTCTTCCTACCTAACTCAGCCTTCTTCAGTGCTTTCCACTTAGGGGGCCATCGCCTCATTCCTCCACGTAGCGTACTAGTAATGAATGAGCGATAGCGACCTTCTGTCCACTCCCCGTCGTTCCTTACACCTGCCACGGAATCACTTTAGTCCAAGCAGCAAAGTGGTGGATATTGCCGTCCTTGTCAGAACAGCGGCTGTACATTCCGTCAATGTTAAGAAATTTATAAACGTCTGTATATTTAAATTCTGCACTAGCGGGAGGTACTTGTACCACATCGTTCGCAAGTTTGAAATGAGTGTTTCGGTCAAGGTCATAAAGAGCCTTCATGTCGTTAATGTCTACTTCGCTAATCACACACTACCTCCGATTCTGTTTCAATCCACACATGTGCGCCACACGACAACGGTTTGTCTGGGCTGTACACAATAGTTGCTGGGCCGCTAATCTGTACTTTGTGTGCATACACGTTACTCTTGTAAGTCTTAACTGTGAGTACAGGTTCAGACTCGTTGTTCTTTCGGTTGGACTTAATTACATGTTGGTTAACATGAATAATAGTCTTCACTTCATTGCCTCCATATACAAGCCTACGTTGCCTAGGGCGTAGCCAATGAAGGCAATGCCTAGACCAATTTTACTAGTAAGCAGCAAGTTAACTGCCACTACTAAGTATACCACACCAATCAGTGCAATTAACCATGCTGCCATAATTACTCCTCGTAAGGTACGTATAACGTGTTCAATGTCTCAAAGCTGCCGTCTTCAAACTTCTTGACAACCTCGCTAGTGCGTACCATGTCTCTGCCCCATACGTAGTGGTTTAGTGTGCGTACATGCGCCACTTCGTATCCCGGATACATTGTTGTATCAAAGATTGGTTCACCGACGAATTGAACTCTAGGCTTTACTTTGTCCACAAGTCCTCCAAGAATGGATAACATTGTACCAGAATATCTTTACATTGTAAAGCCACCTCACGATGTTCTTTCTGCGTAGCTACGTCTGTACGTAGTTCAACATAGTGAATCCAACTCCGCAATGTACCATTCATGTACATCTTAGATACAGTCATTCCTTCAGGAAGTATTTTACGAGCAACCTCCTTGGCAATACCTTTATCTAACGCACTTTCATAAATAAACTCTACTTCATTCAGTAGTTTACTTTGAACACCCTGCCACCAATAGGCTAGGCGGCGGTCTTCATCGTCTGAGATATTAATATCAATGCTGTTTTGCCTATTAACAAAGTCTTGCTTACGCACTTCATTCATTTCAAAATCAGCAGCTTTTGCGTAACGCTGGCTAAACTCTTGGAAGCTGAAACTACGATGACGCAAGATTTGTCGAGCAATGTCTCTTGTCGTCGTAATTTCCATGCACACATTGACCATCTCAAAGGGACTCCAGTGTTTGTTACGCACTAGATACTTGAGGAGCTTGTTGTTTGTATCTTCCTTAGTCTGACCACTAGGGTTTGAAACCCGTGCCATGTACGCTATCTGAGACTCGCCTGAAGGTGTCGTCCACACTAACTTGACTTCGCTCATATTCTCGTAGCTCCTCTTGCCAATCACGTTCCATTTCGTTATTAATAACTTCCCGCTTCCTACTCTTCCCAAGTCTTTCCTGATCCAAAGTTGAGCGGCTCATCTTCAAACGCTGGTTCTTCAAAGTTGTCATCGTCTTCAAAAAAGTTAGTGTAGTTGGCTACCAGTACGTCAGGCAGTAGGTTGATAATGTCTTCGACAGACAGCCCAAGAGCAATTACTAGCTCTACAGGATCGTCAAAGTTCTCTTCGATAAACTCTTTAACCTGCCGTAGTTTGTCGGTGTAGTTCATTGTAACGTCGTCCAAGATATTCAATTGAAAGAAACATCTCATCAAAGTGCCCATCATTAACTTCGTTCAGTACTACTAAACCTCGCCAATGTTTGTTGGACAATTGATCCATATAACTCTCGTCGTGCAGATAGTAACTGCCAGCAATGATGGAGCAGATTGGTTTGCCGTCTGCCCTCTTGCCATAGGCTACTTGCTTTCCTTGCTGATGGCCAGCAATGCAAGACATATGGAGCTTACTAATAATAGCAGCAGCAGTACCGGCGGGCCGGCCCATAGCGCCAACAGGCCAATAATGGTTGAAACCAACACCATTGATGAAAACAGGGTGAAGGAATGGATGTACTTCCCAATCTCGTTCATAGCATAAATCCTTAGTTGAGATTAAACCCTCTAGTGTAGGGTTGTTGTTAATTGCACGATCAATGCGGTTCTCGTGGTTACCAAGCAGCATCACCATGCGGGGCTTGTAGACCTTCTCCTTGTTCTTTTTCTGCTTCAGTTGTAAATCCTTGACGGGACTTAGTAACTTCTGCATTGCAGTCTTGGCTACTTCAACGTCGTTTTTGTATCGCAGTCCTTCAAAGTACTTACTTCCTTTAATGTCGTGTGTTGAGAGACTAGGCATATCTGCAAAGTCGCCCAAGTTAACCACAACGTCAGGCCGATAATCAACGATAGCGTTACCAGCCCAAGTAAGATGATCAGTAGGAACTCCATCCTTAATCTGACAATCCGGGATTACTAGTATTTTCATCATCATCCTTCCCTAAGAATCCGTACATTTCAGCATCTTTCTTAGCGATCATTTCAGCAACCGCATCAGACACACCTACATAGCCAGTGGAATCTAGAAACCTAGCGAACTCACTGAGAACGTTTACCCATCGGGTGTCTTCTGAGAAGTGCACTCGGTGGTCAATACGCTTGAAGTGGGGGAACTCTACGTCGTCAAAGCTGCACTCGTCAACTTCGTCTGTGCTGCTGTAAGAAAATTCAAATTGTTTAATTGCCATCATCATCTCCTAGTACAAGAAAAACCTTTTTAACAATGTAGCCTACATGATTATTGGCTAATTGATCACTGCCAATGTAGTAGTCTACCGCAGATTGGGCGCTACGCTCTGAAGCATAAAGCTTAGGTGTCAGTGTGTTTTGTGCACACATGTACGTGCCCGCTGTGTCCTGAATCACGTACGCTTCTTTAATTACTTTCATCAGTCAGCACTACTGTAGTCAAAGTATTTACGATCATCCCAATCGGCGTAGTGATCAGCAACAACCTTCATACAGTGGATGAGATGGTTCACTGCCAGCCGATCTTTTTCCTTGTCGTCTACGAACCACATGGCAATGTGTTTGCATGGGCCGTTTTCGAGGGTGTAAATCTGATGACGTAACTCATCTGCCACATACTTATCCATCTCAACTTCTGCACTAACTAACATTTGTAATCTCCATTACACGGGGAACATCTACAACATCTACTAGAAACTCTGGGCCGCTAGCATACAGGAAGGTACGCATCTCAGGCCAGCATTGTTTCTTGTAGGGACAATAGCTACACGATGTGCACAGCTTCTTGTTCTTACTAGTTTTACTAGCAGGTACACTGTCCAGACGCTTGATTGTATCAGGCTTGTCAAGACTCACAGCCTCTACCGCATGATCAGCTTGCAGCTTAAACAAGCCCTTGTTGACCTCAATAGGGTAGTAGTTGATGTGACCTAGTTCCTTCTGGATAGTAACAAACCCAGCAGTATCATAGTTAAGAGCAGTAGCATAGCCGTTTAATTGTTGATAGTAACCAAATGGATCTTCCTTTAGATTGTTCTTGAACTTCTCTTCACCGAACTTAGTGGTGCTCTTAACGTCGATAACAACGTTGTCAATCACTGCGTCGATGCGACCACGTACGTACCAGCCGTTGCCTACTTCGTACAGCACACGCTCTTGCTTACTAGTAACACTGTGACCGGCATCCTCTGCAACGTTTAGCACAAGCTCTTCCAGAATGTCTCCGTAGAAGAACTTGAGCAGTGTGTTGCCGTCATGCTTCTCAGCATTCTCTGGAGTGTTGTACTTGTACCAGAGGCGGCGAGGGCAGGGATCACCCACTTCGCTGAAATACAGGATGTTCTTCTCACGCTCGGATGAACGTGGGTTGAACCACTTGTCATAGCTGACACTGACATTGTTGTTCGCTGTAGCAGGGGCAACGCCCCCACCAATGAGCGAGTAAATGTCAGACACTAGAGTGTCGATTGTTTTCATTCAGTCATCTGCTCCGCAGCAGCTAGGTCTAGATCACCGCAGGAGTAAGCTTCAAACATACGGGCAATCTCAATTGCTTTCATTGCTCGTTCTTCCATAGTCAGGTCAGGGTCAGGAGTATCACACACCAGCTTGACAGCATTGGTAATTGAATTCTGACGCACAATGGCACGATCACCATGCAGAGGAGGGATGGGGAATACCTTGCTAGGTGGGCCGTAGGAGGGCTTAGAAGGGGCTACAGCAGCACCAGTGACAGCAGGTGCACCCTCCCCCTTAGACAGCAGTCGAACGCTCGTTAGATCAACGTTCTTGCCGTAGGTGTTCTCGCTAAATTGGAAGTCGATGGTGTCGCCAATCTTGAAGGTGGGCTTCTTGAAGCCGTAGCTAAACCGCTCACCGTTAGCAGTGATGCTGAATGCGGGCTTAGGGCCGAACTTGGTGTTGACTTCTTTTTGGGTGATGTTCTCAACGATGTAGGTCATAG